ACTTACTGTCATAGCAATTCCTTACCTTGCTGCCCTAATACCATAATTTAACCTAATTGTGTAGTCTTTCATTCAATTGCCGCTGAATAACGTGGCGCTCTTGTCGGCGCTGTATCACCCGGACCCCACCAGTATTTTTGACCGAAATCCCTACGATACTTTGTTTCTGCCCTACGAAACTTAGACCGCGCTTTTGGATCTGTCATAAGCTGTAGTTGATCCCATACTTTGCGTTCTAATGCTAACCTTGCATACCACAAAGACGAACCGGGTAAATATCTTTGCGTAAATTTAACTAACTCACCAGCTGCGTTTGTATCGTCACCAGTAGCAGCTTGATATAAGTTACCAACACTTAATTTTAAAATATCATCGCCAAAACCAGCAACAGGTCCAGCTATAGTTTCTGCTAAACCACCGCCAAATCTATTTGTTCCAGAGTTTAGAAAATCACCAAAGATACCTAGACCACCGCCTTGCATAAATGCGGCAAACCAGAACTTTGCAGTTTCTTCACTATCACCAAACATATTACGCGGATCACGACCTTTAGATATTTCTTTAAGTTGCAATGCTAACGCACCCATCATTGTAGTAGAAATAAGTAAGTTCGCGTAGTAACCACCTTTGCTTGATGTTTTATCTAACGTCATGCCGCGCATCAAATGTGTATTTACAACAGTAACGCCAAAGTTTTTATACATTGCAAAAGACCGCGATAACTCACCTGTAACTGTTCCGGGCTGACTGTCACCTGTGAGAAATACACGACCTCTCAGTGAATTAGATGGCACAGCAAAGTTTGTTTCGGTATTAATCATTTCTAAATACCGAGTTGCTACACTTTCTCTTAAACTAGGGTCTAAATCTGCACGATCCATAAGATCAGTAGGTCTTATAAATTTTGCACCTTTTTCATCATATGGGTTTGTTGCGCGTATAACATCCCAATCCGATTGATTTATGTTGTAACGTTGCAACGTAGATTTAAAATTTGGATCTAAATCGTTAAAACCTTTGGCAGCGTTACGCCCAACAAACTGTTGAAACTCCATACCAAAAGCCCAACGCCCGGCAGAAGTCATTGGCGATAGAAAAGAAGCGCGCATTACAAAATCAGATATACGCCTAGTAACTTCTGGACCCGACATATCGCCAACAAAACGCATTTGCCCGGCAGCTAAACTTGTCCAACCTTCTGCAATTAAACCAGAACCGATTGCTAACTCACCTTTTTCTTTTGCACCTAGAGGACTAAGGTATTCTAAATACTGTTGTAACGTGCGCGTTTGCGATAAACCTGTAAACTGACGCGCTAACCGTTGAAAGTTTAGATCTGTAATTGCAGAGATTGACGCAGCACCTAACTGCGCCGATTGCAGTATTTGACGCAACCCAGCAAAAACAGGTGCGTATGTTCCATCAATGGGTGCATTATTCCTACCAGTAACGGCAGCATACAAATGTTCTATTTTTTTATTTGTTTTCGCAACTGCGTTTTCAGCTTTTACGTTAACTGGTCCAGTAAGGGCTTCTGTTTTTACTTTTTTATTTAAAGTTTGCTGTAGAAAATTTACCGTTGCTGTAGGATTAGGCCCAAGTATTTCCATTAGCGCAATGTCACGCGACATATTTTTTACATGAGAAATCATAGTGTCAAAAACATTTGGATCACCAAATTGTTCTTGGTACTTCATCCAACTGTCTGCATTTTTAAAAATTAAAAACCTATGATCTTGCCGCGTATTACCTAAAGATTTACCGCGCCCACCAGCCCCCGGATTTAACTTATTAAATCCTTCTGACGTAATACTATCGTAAACATCGTTTAACGCTAAGTCTAATTGAAAATCATTAAAAGGTATACCTGTAGTTTGGTCTATCATTTGTGTACGATTTAATAACGGTTTTATAAAGGTTTTCCACAATTCTCGACCAGCTTTTGCAATAGTAATTCTATTGTGATTTTGTGAAATTCCGTAATTTTTCTTAAATGCAATATTGCCGCCAGCCCTGTTAAATCTTTTGCCTAACATTTTTGTTGTGCCACCCCAAGCTTCGGCAAGTTCTTTTGCGCTTACATCACCTGTATTTTCACCAAACGCCTCTCTAACAATATTTTTAAGTTTTGCTTTGCTTCGTACATTACCTATTAGATTGCGACGAAACGTACCAAGAATTTTATTCATGTTTGCAAACGCAAAACCAGCAATAGCTTCTTCTCTTTGCACTACACTAGAAAACTTTGACATTCCATCTTGCTCAAATAAAGCAAGCGCAGCTGCATTTGGATCTTGTTGACCTAACCTATTACGATAGCTATCTAGGTTTCTTGTAATTTCTTGCCATGTACGCATTTGCGTAATCTTTTGGCGTTTGCTATGTAACTTTTTATTTTTAATTGCATTGAAAGCATCTTTGCCAGCCTCTGCTTCGGCAGCTGTATCGCTCATTTTCCCTTTATGAAACTCTAGCTGTTGCTCATAAACCTCGCGCACTTCCTCCGCTTGGTTTCTTGTAAGCTGATTGCCGTTTTCTAAATCATCAATACATTTTTTAAAACTCATAACGGACACCTTGATATTGCATCGACCATTGCATCATCTTGATCTATTTCATCAAGCAACTGCCTAGCTGTTACTTTTCGCAAAACAACTTCGCCAGTAACATCATCTACTTCGCCTAAGACTTCTAACGGAAATTCCTCGTCTAAAAAACTTTCGCTAATAGTGGGTGTGTCTAGCTCCTCAAAGCTTTCAGAGATCTCTCCAACAGATACTTTCCTACCTGTCCGTCTGACTTCTGGACCGCTTTCAACTCCACCTCTTCTAAGTCTAATACTCGTGTCTTTGAGGAGTTCCCCGGTTTCTGTAAGGACTTCTTTGTATCCGTCTTGAGGTCCGTTGTTGTCGATTCTGTAATAGCCATCTGCTAAACCTTTCTTTTTAATTTCATCAAAAGTTTTGCTTGGATTTTCACCAACCTTAACTACATATTGTGGATTAATAAATCTATCCTTTGATACAAAACGTTGCAACATACGCTGCATTGCATTGTCAAAAGATACCGCCATATCAAATACTTCTACACTATAACCTTTTTGTTTTATCATAGAAATAGCACGTTCTATACTTTCTACGTTACCGCCGACTTTTGGCAACACTAAGTTATCACCTTCCTCTAGCAACGTTTTAAGCAAAATGTCCGACATTAAAGAACTTTCTTCATGTATTGCATTTGCACCTATACCACCTTCGTATTCTGGCAAAAGCTTCTTAGCTTCATCTGCATCAACAATAGAAGCACCCATCTTGCGCGCTATAGGATTAGCAAGCGTACTTTTCCCGGCAGCTGGTGGCCCAAGTATAATTACTGCTTTCTTTTCTTTTCTAATAGCATTAGCTGGCAACTCTATCTTATCATCTATCCAGCCAAGACTACGCGCTGTTTTAACCATATCGCGCATAGCATCGTCAAAAGTACCGTTGTTACTACCGTCAACAATGTACTGTCTTTCACTCACCCAATTTGCAATACCTTCAACATCGTTTTCATCTTTAGGGTAGCCCGGCATTTTATTTGTTTCGGGCCTACTTTCCATATCTTCTACGGCTCTTACAATGTAAGGATGTCGTATTAAAGTTTCATTATTAGGATTGTTTTTAAGTTGCCGCTGAAAATCTAGTTTATATTCATCAAGTATTTCATTAACATCTAAATCTTGACGCAACCCGGCATCTAATATTCTAGCTTGTTCCTCCATGCCCTCGCTAAACAAACTATCAAATTTATCTAGCTCGATTTCCTCTGCATCTGTTCGTATCTGAGGGATTTCTTCTGGAGCATCGAAAGCGCGTCCAGCATCGCTAATTTCTGCGCGGTCGAACTCGCCATCTGAAATTGCTCGTCTGACATCTTCGACAAAGCTTGTTGTAGCGCGGTTGTAGTTTCCTGTTTCTTTTGCTTGCCTTGCTGCGGTTGTAAGGGCTTCTGAGAGGCTACCTTTCCTGTTCGCTTGGCTTTGGAGGAGCGAGATCGCTTTGCCATCGTTTGTTGCCCTTCTTTTGTTTGCTTCGTTTGCTAGTTTGTTACCTTCATCTTCCAGCCTATCTGCATTTTTAATTAAGTTCTGGAAAGAGTTTTTATCTTTGCGTAATTGTTTTTGCGCTCGGTCTAACACTTTTGCGCGCTCGGCAAACAAGCTTTGCGTTAACACTTCCTCACCGAATAAGTTTTCTTGCGTTTCGCTTACAAGTTCTGTTTCGCGTACCTGACGCACTATTGCTTCTGCTTGAAACTCATTAGACGGTTCTGTTTTTGATAATACATCTAACGCTGCTTTTTGCATTGTGGCATCATCTGCCATCAACCGACCAACAATAGCTGCGTAGTTTGGTGCAACTATTTCATTTTTAACCATACCCCACGCATCATCTGATAACTGTGACAAGTCTCTAGCCTGTCGGACAAATGCAGATTTTGGCGGTAACTCAACAATTCTATCTGGGTTTATGCGTAGTATCTTTGCTGCATCTATAACAGTGCCAGTACCTTCGGCTATGTTTTTTAGTGCAGCAATAACGGTTGCCTCTTCTGGCGTGATGCCATCTTTTTCACGCAATCTAAAACCAACCATTTGTATATCTTGGCTAGGATCTTGATCCATAATACGTTTGGCTAAACCTAGTCGCTGGTGTCCATCTGCTATAAACAAACGACCATCAGCGTATTCATACACTGTAATCATTCCAGCTTTTATTGGGTCAAACTCTGTTACACCCTCTAACCTATCGGTAACACCGTATATGTCACCACCTTCTTTAAACTGAAATGTTTTAGCATCTACGTTTATATCACGCGGATTAAATTCATCTACAACGCCGCCAAGATTAGTAGCTTGATTAATGTTATCTGGTATAACAACTTGCGCTTCCGTATTGTCTGACAGCCTTGGCATTTCGCCATCGTTAATTGCTACGGTTGCCTCTGTAAGCCGGGCTTGATGTTCAGCTTGACCTATAGAATTATGCGATTTGTTTTTTTTATTTTCTAAACGTTGATTTTCAAGACCTATAGCTTCTTGCTCTTTCTGTATTTCTTTAAGTCTTTCATTTATCTTTATTTGTCTTGGATTTATACGCGCAACTATTTCTTCATTACTTAAACCTTGATCTGACAATTCCATTGTCTCATTCGTAAGTTCTGTGCTTTCAGCATTTAGACGTTTTTTTTCTGCATCCAATTCGTCAAAACGTTTGTTAATTCTTACAAGCTGCTCGTTTATATTATTAATATTTACATCACGATCTTTTGCAGAAACTTCAAATGGACTGCTTTCTACTGTTGAAGATGCAACCTCTTCTAAAATTTCAGCTGTTTCTTGTAGATCGGTTTTCCTTGTGCCTGTTAGTAGACGCGCACCTTTTTTTGCTTGCTCGAATGTCAAGCCGATAGTTTTGCCACCGATCTTTATACCAATAGGAAAAGCACCACCAATAATTGCTGCGCTACCTACATTAGTAACAAAATCTTTCCAAGAATATTCTAAGCCTAAACTTTCGTACCACTCGGCAACCCCCGGTTGTTGTATAGCTTCTACACCAGCATTTGATATTGCTTCGCCAAACACGATAGCGCTAAAAGTATTTCTCAGACGTAACGCCGGAACAAGCATACTTAGTTGGTTTATTGGATCTTCAGCGCCAGCTGCTAAACCACCTAAAAACCTAGCCGTTGTATTACCTATCCCCGGGGATCTGTCAGTAATTTCTGCTAACTCACGCTGCTCGGCATGGTATTCATCTTTTGCTTGTTGCCGCCAAGTGTTATCTCTTTCTTTGTCTAATACTGTATTCACTACATTTTCTGGCAACACATCTTGATTATCACGCACATAGCTTTCTACTTTTTCTACATAGTGATCGTAATGAAACTGCTTGTTTATAAGTGGATAGCCCCTACCTATTTCAAAAATATTTGGCCTAAGATAAGAACCGGGATTGTTAAATGAAACGCCAGTAATATCTTTTATTTCGTCAACTACAGGCTCCCACGCTTCTTTGATATAGCGCTCGGCAGACGTTCCGCTTTGCATTAGACCAGCATCAAAAGCTTGCGATAAGTTTTCTACAAACGAACCTAACGGTTTATCTGCCCTTGGCGCAGACGCAAACGCTAACTTGTTTACTTGATTAGGTAGATAGCTAGCCATTAATTACTTTCATCTTTTAATTGTTTATCTACTAATTTTTGAATTTCCGATAACATCGCATCATTAACAGAAACATTGTTTAATTCAGCCCAAGATTTTATTATTTCTCTACCATCATTATCAGTTAAAACTTCAATCATAGAAAATTCATCAACAAGATCATCTAATATACTTTGTGCTGATTGTTTTGTTTTTTCTTTAGGTTCTGATGTATCTTCGTTTTTTTGTTCAGCAACAAACTTTGCTGCTTCTTGCGCTGCACCTGTTGCAGTAAAACCAGCTACGCCAGTTTCTTCAACTACTTTTGGCGGTTGTATCCTAGAAGCTGTAACAAGTTCTTCCATAGTAAAAGCTAAATCCTCACCATTACTATCAGTCATTATTCCAAAGCCAGCTGATCCATACTCGCCACGCTGCACACCGTAAACAATCTTTCCGTTTTCACGACCTCTTGCGTAAAAAGAATATTCTTCTCCACTTTGAATTGCCTCAAATAATTCTTTGTCAACGAGTGTAGTGCTAGCAATACTGCTAAAGTTTTCTCTAGTAATATTTTCTAATGCTGTTTTTATTTCTTCAGCTGTTCTATTTGGCGGTAGAATTGTTGGTTTTTCTTTAATTTCTTGCACACCACCGCCACCAGTTTGCGGATTAAAACCTGACGCAATCTTAACAGCTTCTGACCACAAACCTTCGTCATAAGTCTTATCAACTTTACGCGAAATAACTTCTGCGTAATACGCTAATGCTACATCTTTTATATCTTTTTTAAGTTTAGCATTTAGTTCGCCGGGCAAAAATTCATACGCCGCACCAATAATACCAAACATTGTGCTTTCTGCTTCACGCATATCAGCGCCCTCTATCGGCACACCGTTTGCGTTTATTTCTTCTACACCTTTAAATATTACTTCTGCTTGTGGCATAAGCCCATCTTGCATAAGACCAGCAACGTGCATTGTAACAGGCGCTTGACCAGACAGCTGTTCTAACACCGACCCGGCGTGTCTACCAAACATTTGTTGAACTGTAGTGATAGCTTGCATTTTTTCTACAGCTGTTCCTGTATTAAAACTTGGCGCATATTTAGCAACATCTTCTGGCGTAAGAAACTTTATAGCTCCGTCAAGTTCATAATGACCATGTATTGCAATCGCATCATTTATTCTTTTAGAGATCCCGGTGTTATCAATACCACCTGTAAAGTTTGAACTTTGTATTGCCTGTGGAGATAAGTCTATTGGAGTTATATCTACCGACCCTACTTTAGAAGCGTATCCTACAGGATCAGATTTAAGTTGTTTTTCCATGTCAGCTTTAAAACCGCGCAAAAACTCTAAACCTAAACTTGCTTGACCTTCTGTAACACCCGGACCTTCTAAGCTAATTATTAAATCGTTAATACCTTTTGTGTTACTGACACCTTTAACAGCTTGCGAAAGATTGTTTAAAAAACGTAAATCAGCAAGACCTTCAGTAGTAACAGTTTGGTCTGCTTCATCTCCGAAAGGCATAGTCAGTTGCGCTTGCGCTTCTAACGTTTCTATATAACCATCAGGTAAAGCCAATCCTTTTTGCAACATTGAAACGCCATCAGTAATTCCTTTTTTTGTTTCTTTAAGAATTTGAAGATTAACTCTTTCAAGTTTTTGTTGTTCAGCTGACGGAGCATCAAAAAACGCTGCACCAGCGCCAAGACTTTGCAATAGTTTTGCCGCATCATTCATCGGCAACATTTCCAGTAAACCGATCTGCATACGCCCGGCTCCACTGTTGGCTAACACAGTTTCCCTACCAGCTGCCCTTTCGGGTTCTGGTCTGCTTTGCAGTTGTTGTAGCTCCCTAAGAGTAAGTCGTAACTCTTCTAAATCTTGTACAGGCGTACCGCTACTATTCAATGCTGCACGTATATTGCCAAGAATACCGTTGTACAAAGCATTGTACTCTTGTTGTTTTAATGCACCGGGATTGCCTAATCCTAATTGTGCAAGCCTGACAGAGTTAATGCCAAAGTTATTTGCGTGAAGCTTTGCTTCGTTTAGTTCTGTAGCACTTGCAATGTTTTGCGAAAACTGCGTTGCTGCATCGGCTCTTGTTTTCTGCGTAGCTGCATCAAGCTTTGTATCTATTGCACCGCGTAAGCTATACCGATAGGTAAGCTCCATTTGATTGAAACGATCAGTTAATACTTGTTGACTACGCCGATCAGTAACACCGTCTAGCAAACTTTCTCTTGCTGTTTTAGTAGCTAACGCCCACTGACCTTCTTCTTCGTTGCCACCTTCGTTAAAAATTGAACCAAGTTCACCCGGATCAACTCTAGACAATCTACGCGCATCTTCGCGTAAGGCTGTTTCACCAGCTAGCAACTTTTGGTTTATCTGCGCTTCCCTAGCGGCCTTGTATCGCGTAGCAGCAAACTCACCAATCTCTTTAGTAGCAGCTGTAAACACACTAGCTTTAGCTTCTGCCTGTCTAATAAAAGGCGCTGCACTTGCTCTTGCTCTAAAACTACGACCCGGCGCTTCGCCTGTAGGTGTGCTACCAGCACGATAGATAGGTATACGCATTAATATTTACCTTTTTTAAAATTACGCAAAAGCTCTAGTATCATAACCAATACGTGCAGCCGAACCAAAACCAGCTATTAAACTTGCCGTACCTGACGATCTAAGCGCTGCCGCTGATGCACCAGCTTCCATACGCGATAACTGCGCTGTTAACTTGGTATCTTCTATAGCATCGTTGATTTGCATATTAGTTACATAGTTATTGAACTTATCTATAGCAATTTCAAAATCACTTTCTCGACCACCCTCGCGCAAAACTTGCATAGGTGTGCCGACTGCAATATCAACACCAGCGTAAGCAAACCCAGCTACAGCCTGACCTTGCGTTTTACGAAACGCCATCCGCTTACGCTTGTTAGAAATAAGCACATTGTTGTTAATAATAGTACGTTGATTTTCTAATAAGTTTACATCACGCTCGATAATCTGTGCATTAAACTCACCAACTCTTGCAGCTGCCGCTGCCGCTTTGTTAGCAGCTTTCTTTTCTGCTATACCGCCAGCAACTTGCGTACCCATCATTATTAATGGCAGTGCTTCCATTTCGCGTACCTTTCGTAATCTAAACCATCTGGTCCATACTTGTGCATTAGACCTTCGCTTGTAAAACCTAAAAACTTTGCAAGCTTATGTGCGTTTGTAAAATCTGATCTAACAACAGCTTGTACCCTTGTCAGCTTCAGTCTAGTTATTGCGGCATCTAACTCACGTTTAACTAAACGTATTGTTTGTATCCGCTTACCTTGCATTTCTCGCGTAGGCAAAAACCAAGCTTCTGCTACACCTTCCCATACAGGCGCTAGACCTGTAACAGCGTAAACCTTGCCATTGTCTATAAGTGCCAAACCTCTACCCGGCTGCAAATAAACAGGCATTGCAGAAAGAACTAAACCTAACTGCGAATTGTTTTGCAACGGAACCCGATCCGCTACATCTAAAACGTGAACTTTACTAAGTGGTCTTGCTATCATTTATCAAAAGTATTCATCCTCGGATACAGTGCTAATACTGTCAAAGGTAGTGGCTGTGTCTGTTGTAAGTATATTCTATCATCATCATCAAAGCCACCCGGAAACTCAACATCTTTATCGCCGGAGAAAAGAGGAACCGCCGTATCCATATCCATTGAACTATCGCGGAAAAAGATACGATCCGTTTCGGAGCTATCGTTACCTACTTCTACGCCCACTGTTTCAAATAATCGTACTGTAATACCGTGTATTCTTTTCGGCTTGCCCTGACTTGTACCGTCAGAAGATCCGCTTTCAATGCGTAGCGTTTGCATATTAGATGTGTACCCATACCCAATAGCAGCGCTAGTTGCAGAGAAATTAAGTGCTATAGACGCGCTTGATACTGTTTTGTTCGCATGACTTGCGCCGTTAGCAAGCACAGAAACCGTTTCACCTTCTAAATGATACAACGTACTAAAACTATTAACCGCACTGCCCGAATACGATAGACCGCTATCTACAAAAAATGCAGACGTAGTATTGCTACCGAAATCAAAATCTTTCATGCGCTCTACATATCGCCGGGTAACACTATTGATAGTGCGTTTTACAATCATGTATAGCTCGTCATTACCTGTGTCCGTAGGTAACGTTGCAATGCTTTCGACCACTGCCGAACTGCCGCTAAACGTGCCACCTATCGTATGTTTATGCCACGCAACAACTTGCTCTTCACGCCGATACGTTAAACCTACTAGTGTGCCATCTGCACGAATAGCCCACACAATATTTTCTGGCTCTTGTTGGTACGCAAAACTTTCTAGGCCACCTTCCGTAATATGTTCTGCTAACACTGTAAGATCCGGCGCTTGATACCCGGCTGTATTTACTTCACCAATATATTTAAACTCTCTTACTTTTCTATTGCCGCGTTGCAGAAACAACGTTACATCTGCGACCTGTACAGGCTCTGTATTAGCCGATCCGTAGTTAGAATACTTACGAATTTGCGTTGTAGTCGGCGTTATAGGACCGTCATTTGTAGTTGTAAGCACGTATTCACCGCCGGAAGTACCAATAGTAAGCACTCGCGTAGCTGATAAATACCTAATATTGTTTACTTGATTTGATGCAATCGTGTAAATAAGAGCGTCATCTGCGTTTGTTCCTGTAGTAAAGTTAAGATAATCTGCGCTTTTACTAAACCATAACGTTTGTGGGTTGTTGTTTGTTGCTGCAAAAACAAGTCTTTGTTCAAAAAACGTAACAACACTTGGGTAATTATCAGTACCTGACAGTGATGGATTAGGCGATCCTGTTATTGTTGCTGTGGCAAATGTCCAAGCGTTGTGATTTGTACGCGATAAAGTACGAATTGCATAGCTTGGATGTACAAAATACATAATATCTGCACTTTGCGCGAACCGTAAATTAAATATGTCAGCCGCTGCGTATGGCGTTGCTACTTCAAATATTTCATCTACTGCCCCAGCTGACGCATATGTTGTAAAGTTTGTTGTGTTAATGTTGTTGCCAAACAAATCTTGCAACGTAAATGTATTTGTTGTGACGTTAGCCACCTTATAGTTACGACCATTTAATTCTGTCATGCCGACAACATTATCTAAAAATATTTCATCACCATTGCTATAGCCATGAGAAGATATTGTTACTACGCCGGGGTTTGCTTTTGTTACAGCTGTAATATTTTGTGCCGATCCTTTTAAAACTTGAGAGCCGTTGCGATACACACGCATAACTTGATCCCCAAACACAAGTATGTATGTATCTGTGGTTTTAAACTGAAATGGTATAAGCCTACTTTTTACACTGCTATCTTTTACAGTGCCAAGATACTGAGTACCCGGTCTACGTGTAACGCCGCCGTGTGGTTGCACCACCATGTTAGTTAAATCTGATAAGCCAGCCTTGTATTTCTCTAGCGTAATACGCCCTTCTAAGCGTGGCGATATTTCACCAGCTGTAAATGTGCTTAGTGAAGGTGCAGATCTTGCCATTAGAAACGCGCCTCGACAAAATCATTAGCTTCAATACGCTCTGGCGCACCTTCAGTTGCGTCCTGAAACGTACTTTCTTTAAGTTTTCTATCGTAATCAGCTGCCGATAGCTGCCGTACAGTAGTAGATCCTGTAATTGCATACGATATTTCATACGCTAATCTAGCTGCTAACGTTTCAATTAGCCCGGCATCATACTGTTGTGGGTCTGTAATCCGCGCAACATACTTGATTTTTGCAGTACCTTCGTCCGTTAATAGCTTGCGACCCTCAATAATAAACGCCGGAGTATCGCTATTACTTCGCATATTATCAAACGGAAACGTTAATGTGCCGTTGCTAAACTCTAAAACGCGCAAACAAAATGGGTCTGTAGGTAAAGCATACTGTTTACCGTAGCCGTATGTAGGCGCTGTACTTTCTTGTGCTAGCTCTGCCCTACGAATTAAACAATTCCAAGGATGCGATCTAAACACACTATCTCTTACCGCTTCGTATCGCTGGTTAACAATGCGCGCTGGTTTGCTGTTTTCATCTAGCGCAGTAATATTAGATGCACCTAAACTGTTTAGCGCATAGTTAGCAATATCAACGGTACTTGTCATTCTCTATCTCCAATAAAAAAGAGGGGGCGCAAACGCGCCCCACTCTATTAGTCTAGAACGTACTTAATGGTAAGTTCAACAGTACCAGTGCCAGCTGCACCGCCCATTGTTACCGTTACAGGAACACCGTCCTCGTTAGCGTCTAACTCTGTGCCGGAGCCTAGAGCTAGTGTAGCAAGGATGTCTACCTTTTGCGCTGATGTAGAAGCCGCAGCTGCTTTATACGCTGCCGCTGACGCGCTTACTGCGCTACCAGCTGCGTTAGTATGTGCAGCAAAACCTACAGACAAGGTTGTAGATGAACCCATTGCATCATGTGCAAGTGATCCTTCTAACAATCTTGCCCCATCAGGCATGATAAACATTTCAATAACGTCACCAGACGCTAAAGAAGATGCTTCAAAAGTACCATGAGCAACTCTAATTCTGCCACTCATTTCGTTTGCCTTATTCATCACAGCTGGTGTAGCGCGTGAATTAGTGCGTTGGGTTGAATAAACAGTAGCCATTAGTCAGTCTCCTTATTCGTTACACGCAATTTCTACTACTTTTTCTTCTTCCATGCGAGTTGCCCCGATGGATTGACAGTAATAGACTTGCGTTGAGTATGACTTATCGGCACGTTCATCAATCCGAGCAGACGGTTCTTTACCGATTGCCAGCTTGATACCGTCACTGGCAAAAGCAATAACCTGACGGTCACTGTTGCTGTCAGTGTTCAAACGATTAGATACGATAAAATTAAAGCCAACAAATGAATTAAGATCACCTGTTGCCAAAGCTTTTACAGTATTAAAATCACTTGACGTTACGGTTGTATTGTTAAGCAGATCAGAGATTTGCTTTGGCGATACAATAATATGCCGCGTGATGGATGGGTCAACACTGTTACTATCTAATACTTCTTTAGCACTTAGAAGTTTCGCAATAGTTAACCCGGCGCTGCCATGTGCAATTTTCTGACCAGCTGGAAGCGTTGTAGAAGTGCTACCATCTTTACCAGTAGTTGCAGTGCCAAGAGCCGCAGTAATAATTACATCATCCATTGCTCTGCCCATAGCTGCCGCCGCTGCTTGAGAATAAGTAGATGTTGGATCAGCAAGCAAGCGCACTTTGTCTTGATCGTCAATTAAATCTGCATATTCATAATCAGCCATAGTTACCATACGTCTGCTATGCGGTGTTTCCACCAATGGCGTGTCTGCATGGCGTGAGGTTCGTAGAACAGCTGCTGCTGCACCTACTTGATCGAAAAAAGCTTTTTCACCGTTCACACTCTCACTGTCAACTGCATTACGCAGCAACGAACCCTTTTGCTGTGATAGCATCTGGATGTTCGCGGAGAACTGTTGAACAAAAGCTGTAGTTATTTGAGTAGACATAAGTCTCTCCTTATTACAGTTTCAGTTAAAGTTTGCTGCGCTTCGGTTATCCCATAAGGGCCAATGCTACTATTTAGGTTAGCTACTCCGCTTGACGCACAAGCTTGACGTTCTGGGCCTTTCGGTTATCCAGCAAAATAAGTACGCAAATGCAAAGCTTCATCAATATAGTTTTGATGTTCGGCATGGAATTTATCCCAATAAGGAGATCCTTGCGCGACCACTTCATTATATCGCTGTCTTGCGTCTTGCGAACTCATAACTACTTCAGTCGTTTCACCGACTAAATTATCTTCTCCTATAAGTTCAGCCATTTTATGAAACGCTCTTACAATTGCCGGGTGATCCCCTAACAATCTACCGTCTGCTAGCTGCACTTCAGAAAAAATCCTAAGATCATCTTCACTCATAACAGTCTGTGACGCTGACCTTGCCATTTCTAAGCGCTGGTCAAAATGATCGCCAAACTGTTGTCGTAACTCTTGCTCCCCGGAAAAACGTACTTCCTCTGCGCGCTGCTCTAAAACTTGCCGACCATTGTTTACTTGCTCTTGATACAAGCCAGCAATCTCTGCCGCCTGTTTGTTTGACAAGCCTAGCTCGTAAGCTTTGTTGCGAAAAGCATCAAAAGACGTTTCGTCAAATACCTCCGTTTGTTCTAGCTCATAGCTGCCCGGATCTTGTGGTGCGCCTAATTTTTGATAAACTGCGCGCCATTCATCTGGCGTAGCAGATTGACCGGGTATCACTACCTTATCAGCGCCGATCATTCTCTGCGCGCTAATATGGCTCTTTGCTAGTTCGTTTGCACTTGTAAACTTGTTTATCAAAGGATCTTGCTGATACGTTTCATCTAACGCATCAAGCCAATTACCTTCGCTTACAGGTTGTGCAACTTCTTGTTGTGCAACTGGTTCCTGTACTACAGGCTCCGCTGCAACTGCTTCAGCGACTTCTTGAGGTCCAGCATCTTGGGTTGTCTCTTCGCTCATTTAGTTTCCTATCTTTGTTTTTTTCCTTCAGCCAACATACTGACGATCAATAGTATTGCTGCGCGCTGGCCTTCTTGGAAAGCTGATTGATGGGGATCGCCAGAAACAAAAGTGGTTGTCTCAAAAGCAAAACGCTTTTTAAGATCACTAAGCACTTGCTCCCCATCCTCCGTATTAAATGTACGTCGATAGGCGAGTTTTAATTGTTCTAATTCCTTCATATTTGTCCACGTTCACGCGCATCAGACGCGACTTTTAACGCCGGTGCTAGCTTCTGCGCTTGATCTGCTAAAGACGCTTCTTGTTGCGCTTGTGCTTGCGCTGCTTGCGCTTCTGCTCTTTGTCTGCGTAATTGTTCTACTTCACTTCTACTACGCACTACACGCGCCGGAATACCTGTTGTTTCGACTAAATACTGCACAAGCTTATCATCATCTAGATAATCCATTACTGGCGCTACTTGCTGCATCTGCAACAAGACTTCAAAACCACGCAACATTGATTGTAAATCTGTCATTTTCTGCGCTTTCGCTAGTGGCGATACATATTCAATATCTATATCCTGACCTTGAAGCTGCTCCGGCGCGGCTGGGAGAAGACCGTTACGGAGCAGCAATGCAAAGGATCTGGAGATTAACGGCTGGAGCAATTCGGCTTGTAGCCTACCCAAAACAGGCCCAAGCAACCGCATCTTCTCTTCGTTCCTTTGCAAGACTTCGGTAGCAGTCATAGACGGTCCGTTTGCCATTAGCAGCTGATCTACAAAGAAAGCTTGCCTGATAGCGTTACGTCTTTGCTCTTCCATATTTAAACCTAGAGGGTTGTTTGCTCCTATCTGCAACGGCTCTAGTCTATCTCTTGTACCTGTACGGTAAAAGTTTAAAGCCCCCGGTGTTGTCCTGACAGGCAACATAAACCCATCATCAGGAACCATTAGCGGAGGGTCGATCTGTTTTTGTGCAGCCCTAATTGTTGTTTCTGCCATTTTGTTTAGCATTTTAGTATCTGGCAGCGCGTTCATTGCCGGGCTACGTCCGTAGGTACTAACACTATCCTTAACAAAACGCGGAACCATAAACGGAAATTCATCAAAACCGCTTTCAGATAGTAGCTGTCGTGTATTAGCTGTATAGTAAATAGACGCTACAGGCTTGCTTTTCTTTGCTCTACCTTTGCCATCTTTGCGTGGGTGTACCACATGAATAATAGGATGTTCCTTAAATGGCTCACTATCTAAACTTTTTTTGATTTCTTGCGGTAAGTTTTCTTCGCCAAACTGCATAGCAATGCTACGCGCTGTTAGTTTAAACTTACGATACACCGTATCTACGCGACCTTCTGCATCTTCACTAATGCAAATTTCCGCAATATGCCGAGACGAAAACCGTAAACCTTCTGGCGCACTTTCCACATAAAAAGCAGCTGTACCGAATACAACTAAATCATAATAAAGTTCATGTATTTCTTGTTGGAAGTTAGATCTATGAAACGCTTGATACATTTGATCTATACAAACTTCTAACCATTCGTTTGCTGCATCGTCCTGTTGTAGTTCCGGGTTACGATAGCGCATAGAAAACCACGGCGTACTAGGAGAAGTAAGCATACCGTGTAGACTACTTGATAATAATTCTACAGCATGGATTGCAGTACCATCAAACAACAACTCTGTACGCTTATCACCTTGCTGTCGTTTCTTAGTAATGTCTGCTTTTCGCGGCAACATAAAATCTGCTAGCTGTTGCCAATGGCTTTCCCAATTAGATCTTTGCGTTTGCAACGTCTTTAAACGCCTATCAAGCTGCGCTATCATAGGTAAAACTTCAGCCATTAGTACATTCCTCCATACCCGGACATTAATGTTTTACGCTTTTTACTTTTAGCGCCGCCTTGTGTACGACCAGCCATACGCTGATTTAGACGCTCAACGGGATCTACTGTTGCGTTTTTCATTCTTTTTGCTGGTTGTGCGGATCTCTTACCCATAGCGCCAGCTATATTTTTTGGTCGTTTACCCATTATGATATAAGCCCAGCGCTAGCTAATCCGGGTGTAGGCTTTAACAATGTACCAACACCAGTTGTTACTGGAGATAATAAACCTTGTGCCGTTGTAAGTATTGTAGCTTGCCGACCTCTTTCATAAAAATCTATAGCACTATCTTCGCCAACACCTGTGCTAACCTCTCTTGCAGCCTCTGCTACCTGTGTCCCTGTAGAAGCCACACTTTCGCTTGAAACTTGGTTATAATTTGTTGTGTCTACAGAAGTATCTACTATTTCTATAACTTCTTCTTGTACTTCTATTACATCGTTTATAGTTGTATCTTCGCCACCTGTTTCATTTTCTGTATCAATAGCGGTAACATCTGTATCTACTGTATCTACTGCATCTACTATTTCTATAACTTCTTCATTAGGAATTTCCGTAGTTTGCGGTTGAAGGCTAGGAGCCATTAAAGCAGCGCCTACCACCGCACCAGTAGCTGTTGCAACCGCCGTACCTACCGTACCTAAAGTTAACGCACTAGCGGCGGCGTAGCCTACTGCGCCGCCACTTATGCCACCTAATATTACAGGAACTGCTGCTACCATCTAATATCTCCTATGCTGCGAATGGATCATAGTCCATTACCGCTTGTCTTTGCGGCGCTGTAACACCGCGTCCTTCTTCTCTAAGACCCACCGCCAAATATCTAAAAGCATCTGCCGCGTGGCTAGAGTAATCATGTACAGGCGTAGCCCTAAAACTCCTAGTGCGCTCGTTATACGCCCGGTGATATTGCCTAAGACATTCCAAGCCATACTTACACTTCTCTCTATCAAAATATAAACGCGGTATCAGCATCTGCGCCGCGTGAATACCATCCTCTATTGGTAACTTAGGAACCACCCGGAAGTTTAATCCTAGATCCCAAGCTATTTCTCGCCTACTCTTACCAGTACCTAACTCTCTAACTTCTATATCATGTGGTGCATTATGCTCACCATATAGATAATTCTTAGAAGAAAGTACCTTGCAATAGTGTGGCAACCCTTCCCCACGCGCTTCATAATAATCAATAACGTGAACAGCGCGCCCTATGTTCTGCGTAAAAAATATTGCAGTGCTATCGCCTACACCTAAATCCCACCAAGTATCTACCTTGCTAGCCGGGTTGTAGGGTACATTCGTAATCCTACCATCGGCTTGCGCCTCTTCTAACTCTTTTCCATATACCGCACCGGGTACATTCGCGTTCCAACTACACTCAAACTCCTGTGCATACTGATCGCGCGACATCATAACCTTCGCCGCGTCAAGCTCTTCTTGATCCAATATACCAGTTTCGCTAGCACGATACACCGCAGCTAACCAATCATCATTCGCTACAGCTTCTTCATACTTTTCATAAAAAGCATTATGCCCCTTCGGGGTGCCTAGAAAAATACAAAACCCTTTGCGATCAGATAACGCCGGACGTAACACCTCTGGAAATACATTCTCTGGCATATCCGCGACCTCATCCATCACGCATCCATCTAAATATATTCCACGTAAACTATCCGGGTTCTCCGCACCCAGCAAAGAAATCCTAGCACCAGTAGGTAAATCACACCGCAGTTCCGTTTCATGGAAACGTACACCCGGTATTCTTCCAGCATACTCCTTTATATAATCCCACGCTACATTCTTAGCTTGCCTATATGTAGGGGCCATATACGCTAGCCTAGGGTTGTTCTTCTCACACATTAACGCAGCACGTAGTATATGATTAATCGCCCAGACAGTCTTACCAAACCTACGATGGCAAACAACAACACCCCAGCGCTTAACCGACATCTCATTGTGCAACTTACGTTGCAACTCCCTAGGCTCGTAAGGTATCTCAATGTGCATCAGTGCTTAGTCTCGTCCTTGCCAAAATCCATAATACCCATATTCTGTAACATTCGCTCGTATATGTCCAACAATAATACAGCGCTTTCGTATTGTACCGCCGCTGTAGACGCCTCTACAGTTAGCCTACGCAATTCGTTAATGTGACCTAGCAGTACAACGTTTTCCTCTTTCATGGGCTTTCTTAGGCTGTGTGAGGGGCAGACACTATTGTTTAGGTATATTATGTAGTAAGCAGACGCGCGGCAAATTTTGGAGGGTAGGGTCGGCCGGATTGCCAAAAACAACCACCTAATTCGCATAATATGTATTATGTTAACACTTTGTAACGTTTTGTTCTACGCACGTACAGTTTTGTTCTTGTTTTGCGATGTCGAGCCAAGACGTTCCGCTTGTGTTCTGCAATCTTGCCGCCTCGCGCACGTAGCTCGGACGCACAGGATGTAATGTCATACGTGTCTCAGTGCCTAACAACAGCCTCCTCTTCCTCTTCAGTCGCGCTAACAGCAACGTCACCGCCAGCCCAGCTGATCGTGATCGCCGAGCTACTTGGTTGATCTTCTTTCTTGTCTCTAATGCCAAATGGCTGGTTACGCGCAGCTGTCCATTTCAGCGTGTCAATCTCTAACCTACGCCGTTGCACCTCTGCGTTAATCATACGTGGATCTGCTACTTCTGGCAGTTCTTCCATAGCTAATCTATTGATATGGTCTGAATAGTATTCGCTCTGCAATATGCGCGCTTTCCTGTACATCTCCCATATCTCTTCGTCTGCCTGTACAGCGCGTGTAACGTTACGATAGTTAGGCATAGCTTTATCTTTGGTAATATCTACCAGCGTTTCACCTTCGGCTAACCTATCGCATATTTTCTGCATTACTTTAATCGTAACAGTTCTACTTGGCATTACAGCTTCCTAAAAAAATGCCCGGCATAACCGGGCTAGTTAACAACAGCAAGGAACAGGCATTGTTGTGGCTTGAGGCAAAACACAACATCTTGCGATTGTAGCATACATATAGACTATTTCAGTACATTCGGCAATAAATATATTTTTTTTTCTATATACCCCTTGACAGTATCTGTCACATACATTATATGTAGGTTGTGGTTTGAGCTTGCTCCCACAGTTTTCCAATCAACAACGGAGGTACTATGGAGTACGAATTTTATTTTGAAAGTGACTATGGTTATCAATCAGGCATCATAGAAGCTGACAATGTTCAAGAGTTCTACAAGATCTTAAAAGAAGATTACAAACAAGATATTGGCGCTGACGGTTTTTACAACTGTCCTATCAGCGGCAATGAGAAAGGTATTAAGTGGTAAGCGATATGGAATTTGCACTTCCCAAAGATGCTTTTAAAGGCGGTCACTGCGGCGTTCAAGCAGTGGCTGTCGTTGCTGGCATCAGTTTAAACGATGCGTTTGTTCAGTTCAAAAAGCATTGCAAGCGTGTTGCTTCTAAGAAAAGATGGCATGGCGGTACTAAGCATGACGAGCGTTTAGTTGTTTTAGACAAGCTTAACGTCAAGTACGACAAGTTACTTCAACAGCATAAACGAAACGGCATATTATACAGCACCGGGTTCGACATGACTTTGCAGCGATTTATCAAAGACGTTGCCAATCCTAACCACGTTTACATGGTTACTACTACCGGGCACGTTCAATTAATTCACGGCAACAAAGTGTTAGACCAAGGCGGCGTTGTTGACATCAACGACTATTGGGGCAAGCGAAAAAAGATTAGCCACACTGTTTTAGTGTTCAAACAGATAGACGCTGCAAAAGCGTTTGACATAGCCGAGGCTCAGACTTTCGGCTTACCATTGTTCGATATGCAAGGAGGTAAGTAACTGTGTATCACATCAAAGAAATCCAATATTTAAATATAAGTAACCAATGCGAAGGTAATCAGACAGCTGTGTTTGCAATTACTGAGTGCGGTCGAGTGTTCAAAAAAAGAACTACTAGCTCAGAAGAAAGCGATGCTTGGGGCAAAGTTCTTGAGTGTAGAACTTCTGCAAACGCTCCATTTATACCAACAGTTGTAAAATACGATTATGTCTACGAACAGCTTGATTATTGGGTAGACGTAACAGACGAACAAATTGACGATTAATTAGGAGGTAAACAACATGGCATATTTCAACCAAGAAATGAAAAAAGAATTAGCACCGGGCATCAAGGCAGTGCTTGCAAAGTACAACTGTAAAGGTTCTATCAGCGTTAAGAACCACAGCACTTTAAAAGTTACTGTCAAAAGTGGACCGATAGATTTTATTGGTCATGCTAACAACAAAAGAAGAGATGCACAGTTAGCAGCTGGTAGAGAGTTTTACCCGGTAGAAACTTACTATCAGGAAAACCCATACAGAGAATACGTTTCTCACGATCCAGATAAACCGCTTCATATTTCAGAACAGTTTGTTAACGAAATGCAAGCTGCCATGAAAGGTACTTTGTACTACAACAACAGCGATATAATGACTGACTACTTTGACTACGCCTACTTTATGTCAATCGACATTGGCGCGTGGGATAAGCCATATCAATTAGTAGCTTGACACATACTGTCAAACCTGTTAAGGAGTAACTATGCAATACATTGTTAAAAAAATCGCCATGTATGGCAACAGCATTGTCGGCAAGTACGACAGCCATCAGGCAGCGTTAGACGCTGCCGAACAACTCAAGGCTAGCAGTTTCAGTGAGTTCTACATAGAAATCATACCTGTTAGCAAAAATCACAGCATTGTAGGATTAGGAGGCTAACAAATGCAACAGCAATTAGAGAATTTATTAACAGCTATCAAAGATGATTATGCAAAAATGCAAAGACGCTGGATTAAAGCTGGCGGTAACGCAGAAAGGCTTGAAGCTAGCATTGTAAAACACGGTGAAGAGCTTGGTTACAAAGTTGGTAAAAAGTATATCAAGATAACAGAGATGAACGGCGGCTCTGCATGGGGTTTTGTTGTTAACTCTGACGATGATCCAAAATTTAGAAAAGGTGACATTTTAAAAGCAGCAAGCTGGTCTGCTCCAGCAAAAAACCAAGCGCGTGGCAATGTTCTTGATGGCGATTTTTCATGGGTTAGATGGACTGGCCCAGAATATTTACGATAGGAGCAACAACATGAAATGGCTTGACCTTATCGGTGACATCATTGGAGCAGTAGCAGTGTTTGCTGCTCCGTGTATGTTATTTTTTATCTTGTGGGCTTTGCAATAATTTCATAATATTTTATTGCAGTGTTTGTGAAGTGTATTTTAAACTGATCAGCACAAACTGGAGGTTAACGAGGGTGGGACTGCAATTTGCCGCATTGAGCTTCTCAGTGCGGCTTTTTTATTATCCAAGTCAAGCGTACCAGCGCAGCGATATACTCATTCTTGACGCTTCTCCGTGAGCGTCCGAGCATTTTACCCAGCTTAGTCCATTGTGGACCGCGTTCCCTTCCTACGGCGCTATGTGCAGCTGCCCAAATTATCTTTCTATCGTCCTTCCCCATGCGTAGACCCAAATCTAACGCAGTATACAAACGATCAATTTGTGTAGCTGTAGGCTGTATGCGTACCTGTTTAACATCAGACCAACCATAACTCGACCATGATTGTACATAATCAGGCCAGCTTGATAAGTTTTGTCTGCGATACACACCGGGCATATAACGTTCTGTTTGTGCCGCTTCCATAAATAAATCATTAAGATCTTCAGCTGTCATTTTCGATACATCTTGCGACATAGTAATCCTCAAAGCTCTGGCAAAACTTTGCTTGCTCCATTGGTGACAATGTAGCTACATGATTTACTGCTTCAATAAAATTCTGCGTTCCTAACCGGGTTCGCAGTAACTTCATAACTTTTTCTAAACGAAATGCTAACGGATCTTGTCGCGCTTTCTCGCCAGCTTTCTTGTATGCCGGGTTCATCTTGACAAGTGTTCGTTTCAGTACGTCTTGCTTATAGTTATTAACTATATTGTTATTATAGTTATTTATAGTTACTGCTATATTGTTATTAACTATATCGTTATTAACTATATTGTTATTAACTTTATAGTTATTATCTCGCCTCGGGAGGCTCGCGTTAGCGTACAGCGGTTTTCGCATTTGTCAACCCACTATTTTTATCATGCAAAGCTTGCATCTGTGCGCGCTTCTGTATGTACCAATCACTCAGCTGTTCCCAGCACTCAGGCTTGTCAGCTGGATCACAAATCAAATCCCCGGTAGCCAATATAATCCAGCCACCACGATTAACGTCATGCTCACGACCACACGATTTACATTTATTCATCTTCAATCACCACAAACCGATTGCCATGACATTCGTCACAAGTAACACGCTTCTCTTGTAAGTAACCACCATGCACGTAATCAACTACAGGCTCTTCAACTAAATAATCGCCCTCACCATCACAGTAAGGGCATTTCTTCATTGGCAATTCAACTTTGCGCGTATCGTCAATCACTGTAACTTCTACAGCGCTATCGCCTTTTTCAATTATGTAAGTCACTTTGCTCTCCATTTGATGCAAGCCTTACCCCAGCGAGTTTTACCGCGTTCTCCGCTGTCCTCAACCTTATCTTCATTTTGCAATTCTGACAACCTCGGCTGTACAGAACCGTATGGTACGTTTAACAACTCGGCAATGTCCTCAGTAGATAACGCCTGAGATGTTTTCTCTAGCAACTGATGTACCCGGTCACGTATTGTAAGTTTACCTTTGTAGTTACTGTTTGCAGCTGCTTTGCTTGTGTCTGTTGATTGATACCCTATGCCTGTTTCGGTGTATCCCATTTTACTTCTCCTTTATCCAATCAAACCATTGTAAATAAGTTTCGTAAGTTTCCATTGTAAGCACAACTAATGTTGGCTTTCTGTCTTTGCGAATAAACAACATATCGCTGTTATCCTGATCGAACGCATCATATAAATCTTGCCACGCTCTAGCTCTGCGCTTGCACTCAGCTGTT